TATCAGGCATCCTTTTGGGATTCAAGGTGTAGTGAATCAACTCTGCTTGTATACAAGCATCCGCATACGCCATGACCTCACGGTCGTAGTTGCAGCGGCGGTGCATTTCCCGCAGCACGTAGGCGTCTACCAGATCTTAAACGGTTCGTTAAACCGCCCCTTTAGCAATACGTACTAGCCTATTCACGGTGGAAGGGGTAACTCCAAACATTTCGGCAAGCTCTGTTTGGGGAGTGTTTTCCATGAAGTATTTACCAAGTATGGTAGCCACTTCTTCGTGAGATAGCTTTACGTTTGGGTGTTTACCGTAATTATCCCTGTTGGTTGCGTAACCAACATTGACTTTAGGCGTAACCCACTGACACGTTTGAGGGCTATAAATAGGGGGTGAAATCCCAAACTCATTGCTGAGAATGTCTTTGTCAAGGTGCAGTCCTGGTTTCCAACCAGAGGATATTGCCCACTCAACAAAGGCTTTTGGGTTGCCTCTCCATTCATCACACACCGTAACTCCTTTATCGAGATACCATTCTTTGTTGGATGTATTCTCGTTGTAGCAGCGATCCATCATGCCTCTATAAGCCTTATACGCGGGATGCGTGTCTTTGGCCTTACGAAACCCATGATGGGTTTTTCGTGCCAGTTCCACACAACCACATGAAGGAAGTTCGGGGTCATTCTTGATCTTGGCTTGGTATGCCACGGTGTTAGCTCTCGCAACATGATTTTTACCACACTTGCATTTATATTCCCAATAAGCCATCCGGTTCTTGACGAACATTAAACGGGTGGCGGTGAGGGAACCGAATGCCTGATTGGTAATATCTTTTGTTCTGTTAACGGTCATTTGCTATGCGTCCATTGAGTGAATAATCGGTTGATTATACACGGCATGGATGCTAAGGTCTTCGATTTTCACCGAAGTATGGGACTATATCTTCACCCTATATTCCTATAGGGGCAGGGCATTTCAGCGGGGACTTCCCTCGCTTACGAACTTCATCAACCGTTCTGGCTGGTATGTTCTAGTCTCTGAACCTTCCACAAGATTCCTCTCGTGGCTTGGCTGCTGATTGGCGTAGGCTTATTGCCCTTAGCTTTCCAGTCAATTAACCCTGTTTCTCAATACCCATTACTGGATATTCATTCCGTAAATTTCAGAATGCACCACGTTGGCGGCGTTGGACAAGCCCTTCTTCTGCCCTGCGTTTTCATAGAACTGATAGGTGAAGCTGGCGTGATTAAGCTCGTCCACCTCGATGCGTACTTCCCGTTTGGCCATGACCTTGACGCGAGCGTCAAAGCCATCGGGAAGTTTCCAACTATGCACCAGAGCACCGGATTGCCAGGACGCAATCAGCACCTGGAGCAAGTCCCATGCACCTGGGGCTACCGTTGTGGCTGCTTCATAGAACGCTCCTAGCTCACGGGTACCTTCTCCGAAGAGTTCTTTTGGGATGGCCTTGCTTCCGTAGAACGAGGTCATCGTGGCTTGTTTTGCGTCGGCCCGTGACACGGTAAGCCCCCCACCCAGGATGACATTCATGGTGTCGGTCATGGTGGTATAGGCATCTGCACGTCGATTGGGGTCAACCAATCCAGTGGCATCGGCACCTGCCAGGCACCCAGTGAGTGCGCTCATGATCTGCATCCCGGAGCAGGATGCATCCACACCCACCATATGACCAGTCGGCAAGCCTTTTTGAGCCTTGCGAATGGCCTTCACCGCCTTGAGGTACAAGGGCTTGGTTTTGGAGTCAGCTTGGGCAGCCAGAGCTTCCAGGTTGCTCAGGTTGTCCTCGGCCCACTGAATGCGCTCTTCAAAGAGCAGTTTATCTTTCCCATACTGGTTCGCTGCATCAATAAGCAGCCATTGCCATCCGGTAAATTGAGACATGAGAACTCCTAAACGGTTAGTAGGGCAAGTGCTCGAAGAGTTGGTGGAACATCTTCTAACAGCACGGGTGTGCCGTCAGAAAGGAACCATTGATCAGGGAGACACAACGCGTATGCACCATTCGGAATGGCATACCACCGAATGGATATTCCCTTTATGGTGACATGTTCTTCATGGAGCTGACCGGCATAGAAGATCAACCACCTGTCGGTACTGGAACCCCACATACAACCTCCTCTTCTACAAACTCAAGAGATGCTTTCTTGAAGCTGGTTCCCTGGGTATTGATGTGGTATCCGCAGGCGTAGATACGGCCCCGTTTATCCACCTTGTGGGTGAGATAGAAGCGGTTTCCTTGCTGCACCATCAGTGCATACATGGCGTAGCTTTGCTTCTTGAAGTCATTCCACTGATCCGCTTTCTCTCGGGTATCCAAAGCAAAGGTGGGTTCTTCTTCCACGGTACTTAGGAACTCGGTATCCAGCTTCAACGCTACCTGGTTCATGGTGTTGAGCACATCCAGGCAAAGATCACCTTCATGGTGGTTGCCTGAACCAAGAACCAAACTGTCCCTGTGGGTCAGATACCCACTGCTGTAGTTGTTGGTCAACTCCAGTGGAACACACACCATGGGTGGCAAGTAGCTGGACTCTTCGATAAACCGAAGCAACGCAGGAGACAGAGGAATACGTGAGACCAGCATCAGGCTGTCATTACGCTTGCCCTTGGTAATGTCAAAGGCATCGGTATGGCACAAAATAGCCAAGATTTCAGCCACCGTAGTGATAGCCGTGGTCTTGTCATCGAAGCCAAGACGGGAAGCCAACTGAGCCGTGACGCTGGTGTACAGCTCCGGGATCTGGAAGTAGGCAATGCCCACGAACAGATCCATGACCAACTCAGACAGTTCTAGACCATCAAGCTGAGCAATTCTGCGCATCTTGGAGGCATAGTAGGTGCCGGCCTTGTAGGCCATGAGCAGGGCAATACCCTGTCCCACCTTAGTCCGTATATCCGGGTTGGTTTCGATCTCTTCACGGATCTTCTTGTCGATGTGCTTGCGGTTGAACCGCAACTCGTTCATCTCCTGGAGAACAATGTCTCTGAGAACTTCCATGACTACTCCTTAAATGGATATGGTTCCCACCGAGCTTTCATCTGAGAGATGGTTTCCTCGGGAACGTTATGAACGTTTCCGAAGTTGCCATGACATTCCACGATTTGAGGGGTAACACCCCATCGTTTGGCCATGTCCAGATATGGCTGCATTTCCCATTTACGACTGAACGTGTTACTCACGACTACGCTGTACCCGCAGCCGAGGGAAAGCTCGGCTTGCTGTAAGCAAGCTTGATGGGCCTGTTTCAATTTACTGGCATCAAAGCGGTAAACACCATCGTCGCCCACGAAAAATTGATCTGCCTCCAGGTGGCGGAATCCCTGTAAGCTCTTAGCCAAGGTGGATTTACCACTACCAGGAAGCCCCCCGGATAAGTACGAGTTTCATGACTATCTCCAATGAAGAACAACCCCGAAGGGTTGTTCGCTTTAGTAATGGAAAACGTGATGTGGCTTACCGCTGGCTCGCATGAAGTGAATCATGTTCTTGGTGCCAGAGGACTTGCCATCCCAGAATGCCAGAAGAGCATCAGCAAAGTTGCCCATTTGCTCGTTGCGAATGAAACCAGCTAGCTTGCCGTACCTATCCCACTCTGCTGGGAATTCATACAGCTTGACGCCATGTTCTTTGGCAAAGCGAGCGCCCAAGGCATCTGCACCCCGAGCCACCCCACTAACAATGGAAATGGCACGGTCTGCGTAGGTACCTTCAGCCAGGGTTGTGAGTTCCCTGACTAGCATTTGGTAGTCGTTGAAATCACGCCCACCAGCTACGATTAATTTGAGTTCAGTCATGATTGGTCCTTAATATAGGAATCCAGGAATGCTTTGATAGCATCGCCATGGCAGCGCTTTGGTGCGCAATAGCACCCCAGCACCACGGTCCCCTCGGCCTTGGCCTTAACCCACAAAGCGCGCAATGCCCCTAGTACATCGGGGTTTTGCTGATCAATCTGCTGTCTTAGCCAAACGGTGTACTTATCACACACCGCGTCCCGATCCTGCTCCGTTCGCATGACAAACGGATTTCCCAACGGAGTAGGACGTCCGATATTCACGGCCCCTTTATCCCATTTATGTCCCACAATGAACTTCATGTCGGTTCCTTCAATGAGTCACGAATCGTATTGAGCTGGTCAGCGCATCGCAGCACACGGTCAGCGTAGTTGCCTTGGCCGCAGTACTTGACCTGTACAGCCAGCATGGCCTGTGCCAGCATGGAATCTGTCTTGGCGATGGCTTCCAGTTCACGCTGGGCATTCACCCCAGCACGCCATACCCGGCCATCGTCGGAGTATTCATAGTGCCAATCATGGCGCTCCAGCTTATAGATGAAGTCTTCGAGTTCAGCAGCAGTAGTCATACCAATCTCCATCAAAGTAACAACAGGGCAACAACGCCAACACCACCGCGAAGCGGCAACGGCAATACAGGCCCTACAACGGCTTAAACAGCACGCAGGGTATCTGTGCAGTACCGGAAATAAAAAAGCCTAGGTAGCCCCGATGTAGGGCTCCTAGGGCTATTTAATAAACCAACCCATCCCGAAGGATGGATTGGTTAATGGGGCTTAGTCCAGCGCGAACTCACTGCCCTTGCTGGGCGTGGCGTTACGGTAGTCGAGGAGCATCACTTCCTTGAGCTTCTCGATGTTGCCCGCATCGGCTTCGAGCCACTCACGCAGGGCCTTTTCAGCGGGCACGCTATCGCGCAACCGGATCGCATCCAGTTTACGGGTGCTGCCGCCCTTCGTGGGCAGCGAGATGTTGATGAAGCCCGACGCTTTTTCGAAGGCGACATTGGAAGCAGCAGCGGTGTTGGCGAAGAAAGCCATGATGAGATCTCCAGTGAATAAAAGAAACGGGACGAAGTTATCCCAGTACCAGCGCGAAGCGCTAGCAGCGGAACAAGATTAAATGGAATGTCCTTGCGGACCAGGATCACCCTCGCCAAGCAAGGATGACACCCAGGTACACCATCACAAGGATGGTGCCTAGGACATAGAGCCAGTCCTTCATGACAGGACCAGCAGTAGGATTCCACCCAGCACCATGCTGGACAGGAACAGGTATAGCGATGAGTACGTTCTCATTCGGACAACTCATCCCAGAGAGCTGCCCAATCAATCTCTTGGGCTGATCGAGCTTCTTGCACCAGCGTTTGCTCGACTTCATCGAGTGCTTCAATGGTGTCGTACATGGACATAGGTATCTCCTATGGATCAGGTTGTGACAAGCGACATGCTTGCCTATCCTACCGCGAAGCGGTAGCAGCGCAGGAACAGGCAAGGAAAAAAAAAGGAACCCGAAGGTTCCTTATCTTATTTCCAGCAGCGCACATACCAGGCGCCAGAGCCTTTCAGCCCTTTCTTGGACTGGACGCAGTATCCCAGTTGCGCTAGCTGGTGACGCAGCTTGGCTGCATCAGACTGGGATGCAACCTTGAGCACACGCATGTTGTGCGCACGGTTGATCACGGTAGCAGGAACAACGAAAGCAAAGTTGGACATACCAACCTCCATAAGAACAAGGAACGGGATGTTCCTTCCACTTCTAGAGCGAAGCGATAGGTATTTACTTATGGTGTATCGGGTAGGTATCGGTTCTTAGATTAGGTTAGTTAGACTTTAGGTTAGAGGAGTAGATGTAGAGGAGAAGTTTAAGAACTTTAAGAATTACATTAAGAATTACATTACTAACACTCTTCTCTCTATCTTTCTCTCTATCCTTTCGTTCTCTCTTGACTTCTCTCTGTTCTATGCTATAGTTCAGTTAGACTCTATATATAAAGAAGAATAGGCTACAACAACAGACCCTTCGGGTCTGTTGTTGTAGCCTTATTACTTTATATAGTTAACTGTACTTAGGTATACAACTACTCTTAGACAATCTGTCTAAGGTTTTGTGTTGTGTGTTATGTGTTGAATTAAAAAGGGAACCCCGAAGGGTTCCCTTTAGTCACTCAGCGAGTTGTTTCTGAGTGGCCTTCTCTTCAGCCTCCAGCAGCATTTGCGCTTTACGGCGGTTGCTACGGCTCTCATCGAGATACGCTGCGGATGTTTCTTCCGCAACCATGGCCAGGTTCTCACATGCACGGCCAACGGATTGACCAGCAGCAGAGAATGAGCCAACCATAGCAAAGAGTTGCCTCAACATGGCAAAGAAGTTCATATAGCCTCCGGAGCTAATAACATGGCAAGATCGCCACACCCATAGCGAAGCGCCAGAGATGAACATAGGGGGGGGGGTGTGTTGCCATTCATGTGTGAATGGCAGTACCCCTACATTCATACCCCGCTACAAAAAATCCCAGAACCCTCTGCCTATTTTTTAAGCAATCGTCTTTATTCCATAATCGGTTACTATATACACCCGATATAACTGCCGATTTGTTTATGGATCCAATGACACTTGACCAACTTCGGTTGGCTTTACCTGAGAAGGTGAAGAAATCAATCAACCAAGAGTTGATTGATCAAATCAATACCACTCTCACTGAACCAGAGCTGTTTGAGCAGTATCGGGATAACCTGCTGTCCTACACCAAGGTCATGCAGGATGGACGATTCAAGGTACAGGAGTATGTCAATGCTGTGCGCTATGTCAGTCACAAACTGATGGGATGTACCAACATTGATGCCTACTCCAGAACCTTCCCGGACAAGATCCAGCGGTTTGCTGCACAGGGTGTAGCCAGTAAGGACATAGCATCCTATGTCACGGCATACAACAAATCCAAGCTGGTTAATCTGATCTTTGAGCAAACCCTGATTCCCAGCTATGTGCTGAACCAGGACCTGTATCAGCGGGCATTGAATGTCCAAGCTGATCTGATGCTCAATGCCAAGAGTGAGAAGGTACGTACTGATGCTGCCAACTCGTTGTTGACTCAGTTGAAGCCACCGGAGATCAAGAAGGTGGAACTGGATATTGGAGTTAAGGAAGACAGCTCCATTGCCCAACTTCGTCAGGCCACACTTGAGTTGGCCCGTCAGCAGCGGTTGGCTATGGAGTCGGGGACTGCCAATGCACAGGAGATTGCTTATTCCAAAGTTGTTGAATATATTGACGTTGATTCTCGGACTATTTCCGAGCATCCTGTTTTGGGATAATCCGCCTATCGAATATCGAAAGGTATCTATGACTAAATCATATTCAGGGATTCCACAGGACATTTATGCCCAACTGGTGGCCGCTGATAAGCGCAATGGTTTCCCTGTGGGCACCATGGCGGCTGTCATGCAGCAGGAGATTGGAGGGCAGTTTGATAAGTACCTGGGTGATCCCTCGGCTTACCACTATGTCGCGGATGCCAATGGCCGGCGCATTGCTCCCCATACGGGAAGGGAATCCACGGCTTTTGGTCCCTTTGGTTTGCTGGATTCCACCAGCCGCGATCCAGGATGGGGTGTGGCTCCGCTGAAGGACAAGAGCATGGCCGAGCAGATTCGGTTTGCTGCAGAATACCTGGGAGCCAGGGCTAAAAGCGCTGGTGGGTTGCAGGCTGGGTTGGCCGGGTATGGGCAAGGCCCTGCCTATGCTAAGCAGGTCATGCGCCGGATCGGGCAGCAGACGCCTCCTGTTGTTCTGGCTCAGGCTCCTGCGTCAGCATCCGCGAAGGTAGAGCTGCCGGTACCAGAGCAGGTGGCTTCTGCGCCTGCTGTGTCTGCTGTGCCCGCCGTACCCCTACCGACACGAGCTGATCCATGGCAGGAGTTCCAGAAGCGTTTTGATGCGCCTGCACCCAAGCAACCTACACAGGTGGCAGATGGTTCCTGGAATCTCCCTGAGGTGCGCATCCCGGATTTCATGAGTGCTGCGCAGGTGGCTACTGCCCCCACCAAGTGGTCGATCTTCAGGGGCTTGGTTTGAGTTCCCTGCTTGATGAACCGTGGAAGGTTGAGGATTACCTCAACCACACCGACTACAGCATAGACCCGAACTATGTTCCCAGTGATTTTGCGTTGCAGTTCGTCACCTTTATCAAGCTGGTCAACGGGGAAAAGGGGGAAGAGAACAAGACTCCGGTAGTTCACTATCGGATGTTGGACACCATCACTGAGGGGGGCCATCGGGTCATCAATCTGTGCCACCGTGGTATTGCCAAGACCACGCTGATGGCGGAATACCTGTTCCTATATATCGCCACCTATGGGGATCTACCGGGATTTGGTACCGTGGATCTGGCACTGTATGTCTCTGACTCCATTGAGAACGGGGTCAAGAACATGCGCAAGAACCTGGAATTCCGTTGGGATAACTCAGAGTTCTTGAAGACCTATGTCCCCAAGATTAGGTTTACCGATATTCGCTGGGAGTTTGAGAACGCGGATGGCAAGGTATTCATCGTCAAGGGTTACGGCGCAAAAACCGGGGTTCGTGGTGCCAAGGAAATGGGCCGACGCCCTCAACTTGCGGTACTTGATGACTTGATCTCGGATGAGGATGCCCGCTCCGTTACGGTGATCGCTGCGGTGGAAGATACGGTTTACAAGGCCGTGACCTACGCCCTGCACCCGAAGCGGAACATGATCATCTGGTCGGGTACCCCCTTCAATGCAAAGGATCCACTCTACAAGGCAGTGGAATCAGGGGCTTGGAAGGTCAACGTATTCCCTGTGTGTGAATCGTTCCCATGTAGTCGGGAAGAGTTCCGTGGATCTTGGCCCGACCGATTCACCTACGACTACGTGAAAGCCCAGTATGACACGGCGATGAAGCTGGGCCGGGTTGATACCTTTAATCAGGAACTGATGCTGCGAATCATGAGCGAAGAAGATCGGTTGATTCAAGATGGGGATATTGCGTGGTATCGCCTGGATTCGGTATTGAAAAACCGTGGGCGATTCAATTTCTATATAACGACGGACTTTGCCACTTCCGAGAAAGAGAAGGCTGACTTCTCGGTCATCAGTGTTTGGGCTATCAACCATGCGGGTGATTGGTTCTGGGTCGATGGCATATGCAAACGCCAGTTAATGAATAAAACCATCGATGATCTATTCCGGCTGGCACAAGCGCATCGACCGCAAAGCGTTGGTATTGAAATATCTGGACAGCAAAAAGGTTTTGTGTCCTGGATTCAAAATGAAATGCTTGAGCGCAATATATATTTCACGTTGGCCAGTGATTCAAATTCAGGTGCTCCTGGTATTCTCCCGGCAACACAAAAACTGGTGCGATTCAATACAGTGGTTCCTTGGTTCAAGGCCCGGAAGATTTACTTTCCGGTTGAACGGAAATCCGAACCACCCATGATTGAAGCCATGACAGAATTGAGTCTGGTATCAGTCAGCGGATTTAAGAGCAAACACGATGACTTCTGCGATACCATTTCGATGTTGCCATTGATGAATGCCTGGCGGCCTTCCGAAGAGTCCAACATGCATCAATCCAAATCCAGCTCGGGTGGTATATGGGAATTGGAGGTCGATAATTCCCCTATAGACCGCCGTGCTTCTTATATTGTTTAAGGAAAACACTTAATGAAACTTCAAGAGATTTTTGATCAATTGTCGATTGGGGAATTATCCCAATTAAGCATTGGTGGTGAAGCACAAGGCGCTATTACCGAATCAAACTACAGTCGAGTATTGGCGTACATAAATCTGGGTTTAACCGCGCTGGCTCGTAGGTTTAATCTGCGCACGGGTTCAGTGCGTGTTGTATTACAGCCCGGACAAAACAGTTATGTGCTGGCTGCCCAGTATCTGATCAGTAACCTGAAATCTCAGGAACCAGTGAAATACCTGGAAGAGATTCCCGGAATCAAATTCATTGACGCGGTACTCAAGATCGAGCAGGTACGCTGTGACTCGGGTATTGACCTAGTGCTCAATGACTACACCCAACCTTGGGCTGTGTCCACACCATCTGTCAAAACCTTGCGGGTACCCACGGACATTGTGGAACAGTCCCCCAAACTCCCGGAAGCGTTGAAGACGCAGACTCTGGAAGTGACCTATCGGGCTGGCCTGGAACACCTGGTTGTGCCGTTGGGGTACTTCGACCCGGCACGGGTCGAAGTACCGTTGCCAGATGCCTACCTGGAGGCCCTGCTGTACGTCGTTG